CGGAGTCGTTGCAGTGGTTACATTAGGCAGTGAGTTCTTTAGAACTGTTTTGATTAAACGGATATGGTCATCACCCTGACTTATGGAGTCTGAGCCAGTGGGATTTGTCGTAACTAATCCACTAATGTATGTTGCGCTTTCTAGTGCCATAATTTATACCTTCGGAAATTGTGCCTTAACTGATGCTACATGATCTTTCCATGTCGTTGTGTCGTTGACGCTATCCCAGTATTGCATGTCTAGTTGGTCGCCAGTGGATGCGTATGCTGTTGCTCTGTTACGGGCGTATTCTTGTGAGTCGTGTTCAGATTGCCACTCTGCGTGAGCAGTTTCTATTTCGGCTTCAGATGGTTGGGGTGATGCGCTGTTCCATTCTTTTATATAAACGCCTTGCCCATCGTCTTGTAGCGTGAAATCAACACCAGATACAAACCCGAGTTTTTGGAGTCCATTTGATGTAATCATGTTAAACCCCTATCAACTTGTAAGCAGAGAAGAAAACCTTATTATCTAATAGATTTTCCGTACTCCCCTCATTGTGATAAATGTATAATTCTAAATAATCAGAATCGGCTAAATCCAATATCCATGTAGATGAAAGACTCGGGCCTTGATTTGTGTTTGCGCCATAAAAAGTGTATGGCCCGAGTCCTGCCGAAGAACCATTCTTATAAATCAGCGTCCAATTTACATCACCGTCATCTATATAAACCATAGACGCCATCCATGTAATGCAATACTTACCCGCACCCCCAACTGGAACAGTAAACCTAAAGTTGGTCGTATTGTCATAAGCACTATCCGTATCCCAGAGTACAACATCGCACTGGACTTTTGTTGCTGTGTCGTTAGCAATTGCTTGACTAGTTGTGCGATGTGCTGCAAATGAGGGAGTATTATCACCGCCAGCAGCAGCCCAAGCATTATCTCCTCGCAGAAAGGTCGTTGAATCCGCTGTGCCAGTTGCTGATAGCATAGCAATGTCTACTGCATCAGTAGCGATAGTAAGAGCCGTTGCACCAGTAACATCTCCGGTATGTGTGGCGTTTGTTACCTTAGAGGTGTTGGCAGCAATAGAAGTATTAATAGCATTGGCTACCTTGTCAGCAGTAACAGCATCATCTTGCACCATTGCTGTGGTAACAGAATCATCAGCAGGGATGGTTGTTTGCGCTGGTTTATTTCCTACATAACTCATTTTTCAACTCCCGCCTTACCGTTTTCCAGCAGATATTGTGAGTTTGTTGCCGTAGCATGGAGTCCTATAATATTCCGCGCTTCTGATGCGGATGTGCCGGGGGTTAATGATTTCATATCATGCTCAAACCTTTTCGGTAATGAAACCCGCTGATGAGCATTAGGATCAACCGTGTCAAATGTACCGTCATCCAATTCTGTTTTAATTCGTGACCAGTGTTCCAGTTCACGGATGCGGTGATGTGCCTCTTGTTTCTGTGCGCCGACAGTCCATTTCAATTCGTCAATATCAATCAAAAGTAAATCGCACTCCAACTCATCCTTTTCTTCTGCCAGTTCTTTTTCCTTTTGTGCCAGTTTGATGACGTTTCTGCGATACTCAAAACTGAGCGCCATCACGTTATCAAAGAATACTGATTGCTCACGAACCGCTTGCCAGTATTTGGCGGCGGGAGTTGGATGTTTACCGTCATTAAGTACGGAAAGACGCATCTCAGTTTCGGTGCGGAATACTTGACGCTTACGCCATGAGTCTCGACACTCATCTAGGAGGTTATCGTAAACCTTTTGATCTTCTTCATTTAATACAGCAAGTGCGTTCATAGTTGGTGTGGTGTAATTGGATTGCCGTCCATATCAACATCATCAGTAGCAGCATTGATTGCCGCTTGTGCTGTGGCTTTATCCACAGTGCTTGCCTCATTAAACCGTTCTTGTTCTTCTGACCATACCTTTGCATGGGTGCTGTCATCCAGTTCCCATACATTCCCAGCGTAGCCAGAGATGGTGTATTTGCGGGACTTTTCTATAAATCCCTTACCAGTACATTGTGCTATTACATACATTTTTATAATCCTTGTGATGGGGAAAAGAGTTCGTCATAACTACCTGTGCCAGCATCATATTCTTCGGTTACGTTGGAAACAGCAGCAGCATAACCACCCATAGAAAGTCCTGCGCTTTGGGTTCCTGCTCCGGCTAGAGCAGACCGAGCAGTTGCTAGATTACCTCCGGCTGACCATGCAGTGCCATCATATTCTTCTGTCGAATCCAATGGGCCTCCACCTCCCGTACATAGCCCTGCCGATTGTGTTCCTGCCCCGGCTGAACCCTCACGAGCAGTACCTAAGTTTCCCCCAGCAGACCATGTAGAACCATCATATTCTTCTGTTACATTGGAGAAAACGTCTGATGCAGAACCACCCATGCAAAGACCTGCGGATTGAGTTCCCGCTCCCGCAGGTTTGTTCCGAGCAGTCGCTAAGTTGCCACCACTACTCCAAGAACTACCATCATATTCTTCTGTGACATTGGAGTCTGGCACACCACCAGCCATACATAATCCAGCGGATTGAATTCCGGCACCTGCTAGCCCATAGCGAGCGGTTCCTAAATTCCCCCCAGATGACCATGCAGAACCATCGTATTCTTCAGTTACGTTCGAGAGAGAACCTGTAGTACCTCCCATACATAAACCTGCTGTTTGCGTTCCACATCCCGCTAAATACCTACGAGCGGTTGCTAGATTACCTCCGCTTGACCATGAAGCTCCATCGTATTCTTCTGTAACATTGGAGTCAGAGCCTGTAGAACCACCCATACATAAACCTGCCGATTGAGTTCCTGCTCCTGCTAAAAAATTACGAGCGGTTCCTAAGTTTCCTCCGCTACTCCATGTTCCAGCGAAACTTTGGCTTGTACCTAGATAATACTTACCACTGTCATACCAAATATCACCTTCTGCGGGAGAACCTTCAGCAGTACCGTCAAGGGTTATGGTTTGAAAAGCACCTATTCGCGCAGTAGGAACCGTACCAGATGCTAGGTTAGAAGCATTAGTAGGATCAGTCGCCATCTTTGCAGTGGTGACCTCACTAGCCGTAATGTCTTCAGTTCTTATAGTTGTTCTAGCCATTATTTAGGATACCTAGTCTTAACAGCCTGTCTTAATCCTTCAAGCCTTGTTACTGATGCCATGCGTTCCTCTACTACTCCTTCCCATAGGGCGACTACGAGTTCGTCAATGGATGGGTATTCTGCTTGGCGATTACGGGCGTATTCTTGGGAATCGTATTCTGCTTGTAATTCTATTATTTTGGCTTGTATGTCTGCTTTTGCTATTGGTGTAGTCCCAGTAAGCCAAGTAATTTGGTCTAAATCTTCAGCATTAACTGAGGCTTGAGCATTGGGATCGATGGCTACAATCGCTTTTAGAATATCTGTCATGCCCCTATCTCCATAACTGTTAAACTAGATGCTGATCTTTGAAAAGAACTATCATCATTATCAGTATACGTCCTATTAATATATTGACTCTGCCCAGCAGTTTGTGATCTCAGTGCTAGTTTATAAACTGTTGCGCTTGTGGTATTAGGTGAATCTACAAAACTTATAGCGCCAGTAATAATTGTATGGTCTTGGGGGTTTCCTTGACCTGTAAGTGTCGTAGCGCGACTACCCTCACCAGTTGGCGTACAAATGACTGTTGAATCTCGCAGCAATCTAGTCCAAGCATACGATGTGCCGGCGTGTTGACCAACATTCAACACCCCTGTTATGTAAATCCTACTTGTGGCTGCACTAGGAGTAATCGTTAATGTCAGATCAGTGATATCCACAAAAGTGACTGAACTTGTGGTAAAGGTGTCCTGTTTTTCTACGGTTAAAACTTGTAATATTTTGCCACCACCAGCCCAAGCATTATCTCCTCTTAAAAAGGTTGTTGCATCTGCCGTGCCTGTGGCACTAAGCATTGCAAGGTCTACTGCGCCACTTGCGATAGTAAGGGCAGTCGCACCCGTCACATCACCAGTATGTGTAGCGTTGGTTACTTTAGCCGTATTAGCCGTGATCTCGGTATTGATTGAGTTGGCTAGTTTGTCAGCATCTATGGCATCATCCTTAACCATAGCGGTGGTGATAGAGTCATCAGGGGGAACAACAGCCTCTCCTATATCGAGGATTCCAATAACCTCCATCTCGTCAGTAGTGACCAATGCCGTATCCAGCGTCAGGGTAGTGCCAGATATAGAATAGTTATTCTGCTGCTTTATCCCGTTTATCGTTATGATAAGGGATTGCTCACTTGCGGGTGTCCAAGTAAGTGTATGCGTAGCAGACGTTGAGCCTGTTACGTCAACCCTCCGTATCTCAGAGGATTTTAATTCAACTTGGCCTAGATAACTCATGTGATTTCAAGGATACCTAAGACCGCCTCCGCATCAGAGTCTACACTAGCAGTCATGTGAACGTCCCCGGTTGCCTCTAAATCTATTGGCTTGTCAAGCACCAGAGTAGAACCTGCGGGTACAGGCACAGTTTTAGCCACATGGTAGTAAGTGTCACCAGAGGTTGCTCTAGCCTTTATGTCCACATTAACTGAGGATGTTCCATCTATGTTACTGATAAAACAGGAGTGGATAATAGACGTTGTGGCTGCTGGTGCAGTATAGACAACGCCACCGCCTGTAACTAATGCAGCCCCTTGATTCTTAAACGTATTAGCCATCTTATCCCCCTAATGCAATCGCCATCGCTATGGCTGTTCCTGCTGGATCACCCGCTGACACAGTACCCCACGATGTATCTGTTCCATCAGTTGTTAAATACTTCCCACTTTCCCCAGATACATCTGGAACTATAGCCGTAGTGGATGTAGAAGGAAAACTATTCTTTAGAACTGTTTTTAACATTCTAAGATGGTCATCTCCCTCACCAACGGGGTCGCCAACAACGGGGTTAGCGGTGTCTAACTGTGTTACCCAACTGGCTG